TCGCGAAAATCGTTGTCGTGAACATCGAAGGCGTAACCGTCGTGAAGTTCGAGTTGATGAAGAGTCCGTCGATCTTGTCGCTGATCTTGTCGGCGGCACCACCGTAGAGAGCATAGACTCCCGTGGGGTTCGCGAAGCACAGCGCGCGACCGAATGCCGTGATGGCGTCCCTCCATCCCAAGCCGGTCTGCGGATCGACGTTCTGGTTATTGAACGTCGTCGTCGAGGGGGTTCCCGAGGTCTGGACTCCAGAAACGCAGTTTATCGAACCATCTCCGAAGAGATAGAGGAAACCATTGGATTGCTTGACGTTGAGAAAACCGGTTTTAAGGAAACCGTCGCTCGACGTGAAGGCCCCGCCGCCCTGAGACGTTGCAAAGTTCGCGCCGTTACCGGGAGCGCTGAAGACGACGTTGGCGCCGTTGACGATCCACACACGGGACTGGTAGGTCTCGATGGCCGTACCTACGAGGCCCGTCGGCATCGTCCAGTTGATGGTCAGATTTACGCTGTTGGACGCCGATGTCGTGGGCAGAGAAAGCGTAATGGTTCCGGCCGGGCTTGGAGAAATTGCGGTGATCAGTGTCCCGTTTTGAATTCCGCTACCGGAAATCCCCATGCCGGCCACAATTCCCGAGGTGTTCGCGACATTGGTGATCTCGTTGTCGGCAATCGATGTCGCGGTGTGAGTACCGCTTCCAGCCGTCGTCGTGGCAATCGCAGCGCCACCAGGCGTGAGAGCCGCCTCGATGGTGTTGGTCGCCGCGGAGGTCGCGAAATAAATCTGATTCGCCACCAACGGCGCCGGCAGCGTACCGGTCGTCGTGAGATAAAACGGGGCGCCATTCGCCAAGGCATTGGCCGTCCAACTGATGACGCCGGGGTTCGCTTGAGTGATGGTCACCGTTGCGCTCGTCGATGGCGTGGTCTGGTTGGTGGCACCAGTCGTCGTGATGTTCGCCGCGAGGCCGGAAAGCCACGCTGGCGCCGTACCGCTGGGACCGTAGAATGCACCATCCCACGCGTAATACCCGCCGCCGGATCCTGCGGGCACGATGATCAAAATCCCGGCATTACCCCATTGCACGCAATACGGCAATCCTGCAGACAGCGTGAAAGTTGCGGCGGCCGCCATCGTCGTGACGTTGCCATTCGCTGTGGCAACTGCGACTGCGGAACCGTCGGAGAGAAAAACCGCGTGGTAAAACGTCTTGTTGATGTTGAAGGGGAAGTCATAGACGATGGTGAGCGTACCTGGCGCAATGTAGAGAATCGTGCCGGCGTCATAAACGGCGCGTGCGTTACCATCGCCCAACGGAATGAGATTCTCCAGCCATGCGGTTTCCTGGTCGCCGATCGCCCGACGGTCATCGTGGACGTTCACGCCTTCGAAGCCGTGCAGCCAGAAAAATCCATCAACTCGTTGTTCGAGATCAGGCATTATTCGTCGGAATAACTTGGAATATCGTAAGGTTCAGACGCCGAGCGCGCGTCCATCATGTGCTCGACGTAAATCGCCTTCATGTTAGCCGCCTCTTCCTTGCGCCTGGCGTTCATGAAGCACAGGTACGCCGCGTAATAAGGCACGGCATCAGTCCATGGGTAGGGAATCGCCTCGGGGTCGGTGTCGAGGGCCAGGTTGATCGGCGTGCAAATGCACACCCAATCCATGGCTGCCGACTGCGTGGGCACGGGCTGGATGAAAAGAGAGCCGCCCTGGCCTTGTCCCAACTGCGCGAACATTGCAGGTTGCCCGGACTGAATCGGGTAGGCCCTGATTCTCGCCTGCAGGTCGTTCCAGTTCCACTTTTCAAGCGTAGGTTTGAGGGCTCCCCAGGACACCGCCACGCTTTCCACGAAGAGAATCGAAGCGACACCCGACGTCAATGCCGCGTACTGATTGGCGGCCGCGAAGGTGTAGATTTCCTGATTGGCGACGGTGTTCAGGCAGTTGATGACCGGAGAGGCGGTGGCGGCCACCGTACCTCCACCACCTGTGAAGCTGATCACCGTGGTGTTGTCGTAACCCGTGCCGGCGGTATTCACGGCGATCGATTGCACCGCAGTGCCGGAAAGCGTTGCTGTTGCGGTGGCGCCGGTTCCCGGGCCGGTGATCACGACGGCCGGCGTGCTGGTGTAGTGGCCGCCAGTGAGGACGTTGATCGACGCGATGCCGTTCGTCGACGGCGGGAGAATGCGGATGCACTGTCCCTTTGCTGCGATCTGACCGCGGGCTTCGTTGATGAAATTCGTGAGCAGAGGCACCGACCAGAAGGACGCATTGAGGTCCGAGACCAGGGCCTGCGTGCGGGGGATGTAGGTTGAAGTGAGCATGGTCAGACCACGCTCATGTATTCAGCCCATGCTGGATCGCTATCGATGCACGCCTTGGTCATCGCGGCGATGAGACCGTCTCCATAGATCGTCGAGTGAAAATACTTGCCGTTGGCGATGACCAGCTTGAAGAATTGCTCGGCCTGCACCATCAAGCCTTTGTCGACCACGAATTCCTTGTCGCCGACCTTCGCGATGTTTTTATCGAGTTCCAGACTCCCGTGAATCGGCGCGCAGTGATGCTCTCCTGCCGCCCCGTAGCTCGAGTCGAAGCCGAAGAAATGGAAGTGCTGGAAACCCAGACCCAAGGCGATGTCAACGGCGACCAGCGTCACCGTGGATCCCCAGCCCAGCGAAGGCTCGTTGTTGAGGAGCGCGGGTTCGTCCTCGATGTCCACGGCCTGCCCCCTGTAGTGCCACATCTCGACGGGATAGCCCTCGAGGTGATCGAAGAGGCCGGGATCGCATTGCGAGGCGATCAGGTACGTGGTGTCGCGCTGCTTGAGGCCGAGATTGTCTTTGTCATCGACGCCGGCGTCCGCGACGAGCGCGTAAGACGGAACGATGCCTTGTCTAACGAGATAGTCATGAGCGGAACCGCAGACCAAGATGTTCTTGAATCCGCGGACCTGCTCTATGGTTTTCTTGAGACTCGGGCCGGCGCCGACGATCGCCAGAGGCTCGTTGCGGCGCTCGCCGAATCCCGGGCGGCTCGCGAACCGGCTGACGCCGCGCTCCAGATTTCCCCTGATGTTCTCCGCGAGCTTCTCGCGCCTCACGAACGTGGATGTCTCTATGGTGAGAGGCACCTCACGTCCGTAACCGACCTCTACATCGATGAAACCTTGAGGCTCATCCATCGGAACCCCATTGGTTATACCGGCTGCAGCCAGCTCGTATCGGTGGTTCCCCCGACGGATGCGATGAGCTGCACCTGGCCGGCAACGAAGCCCGTGACCTGGACGCCAGCGGGTGCCAAGGTCGGAACGCCCTGAATGCCGAAGCCCGCGTCTTCGATGGTCGCGCCAGCGACAGTGATGCTGCCCGCGGTGAGCACGCAGGAAATGCGCGCGGGACGCGGGAACGTCAGCTTGCCCATGTGCAACGGGTTCGTGTAGACGGGGTTCGCGGTCGCCGTGGTGATGACGTTGTTGCTCGAAAACACGAGCGGCGTCGAGGCGGTGGCAAACACACCCGCAGTCAAGCCCGTGGTGAAGGTCGTCACCGTGAAGTTCATGACGGGCGTAGCGGCGAGCGACGGCGTACCACCACCACCGGTAAACGTGAATGTCGGCACCGCGGTGACCGGGTTGCCGGGGTTCACCGGGTAGAGCATGGTGACCGTGCCAGTACCCGTGGTCTGGATGCGCAGGTTCGCGCCGTTACCAGCGGTGTCACGCGGGTCATTGACGACGGTGATCGCGTAGTAAGTCGTCGACAGGGTGTTGACGTAGCCCGCGCCTTGGTTGGTGATCGTGACCTGAGCTGCCAACAGCGTGCCGCCGGTGACTGTGGCAGTTGCCGTCGCTTGGAAGCCGCCGGGTTGCGGAGCGGGAAGAACGATGGTGGGCGGATACAGGAATCCGTTGCCCGCAGTCGCACCAGTCACGCCGGTCGTTACGGTCAACGACATCGCGCCGCCGACGATCGCCGACCACACGGAAGCACCAGCCGAAGGCGCGACACCGAGGGTGGTCGCAGTGAGGCCGATACCCGTGGTCAAGCCGGTCGCACCAGCGTTGGTGATGATCGCGCCGACCGGGCAACCCGTGAGGTTCGCCAGGCGGTAGTTTCCGCCGTCCGTCACGATGAACGTAGGCGTCTGGTTCGGCGAGGCCCCGAAGTTTCTCCAGATGCCCGTGACGGGCTCGAGGTATTGCAAGCTCGTGTATGGGCCTGGGGTCACGTACCAGTTGCCCGACGGGATGTTGTAAATCTGGCCGGCCGACAAACTCAGCGCGTTTGTTGGTTGACCTCTGAGGCCTAATGCAATTCCGGATCCGCCGAGCATTTTTTACTCCTTACTTTCTACGTTTGCAACATTCCCGGAGGGAATGCCGGTATAATTAACGAAGGCCATCAAAATGCGCCCCCCGCGATATTGTATATTTGCGCGCCGCTCGACGGCTTGGTACACACCGTCTGCATCGCGATAATCACGACGCCGACGTTCGCGACCTGGAGGTTCGGGATCGACGAGTAGAAGCCCGAGAATGCGAAGGGCGCGTCTTCCGAAACATAGGCGGCGAAATACTTGGTGTTGATGACGTAGGCCGTACCCTTCGGGCAGAAGATGTCGATGAAGTACGGGGTACCACCGATCATCAGGCCTCGGAAGCCGGCGTTCGGCGCGTCTTCGACGCCGTACTGCGACTTCGGATAGGTGTTGTACTGCTCGACCGACATCACGTCCTGCATGAGGGTCGTCCAGTCCGACGGGTTCATCACCACGAAGTCCGGAGCCTCGCCACCAGCCAGCGAAGTCGTTTGCACGAGCCACGCCATATTCTGATTGCGGTTGTTCGTCAGGCCGTTCGCATTCAGGTAGTTCGACTGCCAGAACGCGTTGCCGGCCGAGTTTCTGTTGATGCCGCCATACGACGCGACATTGGTGCCGTTGTCGTAGGCCTGCGGCAGACCGTTTATGATCTGCGCTGCGTTGGGCAAAGCCGCATTGTTGGTGAACAGCGCGGTCGACAGCGCCTGGACGGCGACGGTCTTCGCGTCGGCCATACGGGCTTTCATCAGGGGAATGATGGCTTCGCTCGACTGGATGAGCGCTTCCATGCCCATGAAGGAAATCGGGACAACGCCCACGCAGAGGTTGAACTCGGCGTTTTGAATCGCCGGCTGGATAGCGGGCTGCGGGAAGCCGCCCGAGTAGTCGGTCCACGCGAAGTTGACGAACGACGAGCCCTGCACAGGCACGGTGATCTGCGAGAGACCGCCTTCGGCGCGTTGCGCCGTGCCGAACAGCAAGTTCAGCATTGGCGTCGACTTGTAGATTTGGACGAAGAGAGCCGGGACTACGGCGCGTCTCGTGGTTGCAACGAGTTCTGTTCCGACGGCCCCGCCTGGCACGAGGCCCACGTTAGTCTGCGGCATTCTTCTTTCCTTTCAATGACTTACAGCGCTTTTACTGCTTGCCTTCGCGTAACGACGCGTACATCTCATCGACCGCCCACTGCTCGGGGTCAGTCATGAGGTCTTTGTAACTCTGGTCGTCCTTGCCGTCGGGGCGCACGAAGGCCATACGAGTCGTGTAGGGCTTGTGCTCGGCGACAGGGGCGGGTTGGTTTTTCTCGAAGATGATCGCGGCGTCCTCGGGATTCTGGATGCCGCGGTCTTTCATGACTTCGAGGATCTTGTTCACGCCTTCCTCGGTGTAGCCGTAGTCGTCACGGACTTTGTCCAGGCGTTTCTTGAAGGCTTCGACGGTCGAGTCTTCTTTTTCTTTTTTGCGCTCGTCGATGACGGACTGAAGCATCGTCTTGAGTTCGGCAACGCTGTCATCGGCACGCTTGCCGATTTTTTCCTCGGCCTTGGTGACGACTTCGAGGGCGTCGAGTTCGGGATCCGACCACGTCGGCCACTTTTTCTTCATGAGCTTCTTGAGCTCGATGCCCGTTGCGTTGTCGGCGCTGAGTTCCTTCAGGATGGCAGCGGCACGCTTGAATTCGGCGAGCTGGCCGTCGTCGATCTCGGCCATGGTCAGGCTCCCTTGCCGTTGTCAGCGACGTGCTTGATCGCCATGCGGTTTTCCTTGAAACCGTCCATGGACTTGACGCGCGCCATCTGCGTGCGGCGGCTACCCCAATCGATGCTGTCGAGCGGCACCTTGACGATCATCGGATCGGTCTCGATGATCTTGTTCCACGGAGTCGCGGGATAGTCGTTGTTGCCTTGCGGCGAGCTGTTCCACTTTGCCATTTCACTCTCCTTCGGGCGGGGGTTCCCCGCCGGGTTGGGGTGGCGCGGCCGCACCACCACCTTGTTGCGCCTTCTGCATCAGCGCCTGAAGCATTGGCGCCTGCTGCTTCTGCTTGAGCGCCAGGTCTCGGATCGCCGAGGCCTGCAGCCCTTGATTCTGTTCGCCCTGGGGTAAGTGTTTCGCCAGCGCGTTGATCGATGTCCTCACAGCCCCGTGGAGCGGCGTACTCAGCTCCAATTCCGGCAGTGCCGTCTCCAGCATCAGGAGCGCCTGCTTGACCTTCTGGGCAGCCGCAGCCTGTGACCCCATGTTCGGCGTCGGTGCCGCCGCCGGGCTTGGGGTCAACTGGCCGGGCGCTCCTGCGGCTACCGGAAGCGGCATCAGCGTCTCTTTGCTCTTTTCGAGCGAGCGCCCTTGTCGCGACCGCCGACACGTTTGGTCATAGCCGTGCTACGACCGCCGGGCGGATTGCGGCCCGACTTTGCTTCCCTGTATTTCTCTGCGGTATTACGCATACCGGACTCCTTTACCGAGTGCGCTTACGGCGCACCATTCTCTTTCCACCACGAGAAGCCATTTGAGCCTCCATCAAAAGTTCGAAATCGGGCACCTCGCGATGCCCGCCGAGGCTTAGCGCTTGTGCTTGCGCTTGCCCTTGCGATGACGTTTTGCCATGATCGCTTTCTCCTTGCAGAGTGCCAATTTTGTCCGGATCAGCAATACCGTTGTCGAAACTCCGACTGTTGCGGCAAATTAAATGCGAGCGTTTTAGAAGTCAACAAAAAGTTGAGTAGCTAACGCGCTGTGTTTATGGCAAAAAAATGCCGGCGCGCGGCCGGCTGAAGGAGGAACTCGAAAACCTACCCGCCTTTTTTGGCGGCCTTGTTCGCGATGTCCGGGTGATCGGCGAGAAATTTCTGGCGGGCAGCCGCGCGCTTCTTGGAGTTCGATAGCAGCAATTCCATGAGAGGCGGATGAATCAAAAGTAGTGCATCATCACCATCGATGATGTTGAGTTTCTTCATGCCGAAGGCGAGGTTCTGCGCGTCCTCGGTGAAGACCGGCGACGAACTGTGCGAGTCGACTTCGACGTAGTGATCCTCGGGCATTTGCTTGAGGTAAAAAGATTCCTTGGTCTCTTCGCCCTCGAAGACCCGCGCGTCTTTCGCCTGCAGGAGTTCGAACGTCAGGCCGGCCGATGTCTCGACGTCACGCTCGACGACCAGTGCGCGCGAGCGGAGCTTCGGACTCGCGGTGCGCATCAACTGTTTGGCGTGGCTGTTCGAGCGGACCCCGGGTTCGCCTTCGCCTTGCAGAATCGGCTTGAAACCTCCGACCTCGTCGAACATGCTTTCGATCACCGCGATTTCCCTGAAGACTTCCTGCGGAAGCGTGGGTGCCATGTCCTTGATGCTGGCGTTTGGATTATCGGACTGCAACATGCCACCTGGTGCCGTGGCGGCCCTGAATTTCTGCGCATTGACTCCAGTGAAGCCAATCAAGGCTTTCGGCGCGCGCACCTGGAGCTTGAGGAGCCGTTGGACGTCGCGCATGCGCTGCGAGAGCATGTCCTGCAGCGGGATGACACGCGCGACTTCGGAGCGCCCCCAGAAATACCCGGAGACCGGATCGGGGCAGATCTTGCTGAAGGGTTGGAAGCCTTTGATGCCAGTGAGATTGCGGAGTCGGTACTTGCCTTCGAGAAGGTAGAGACCCTCGAGAAGCTGGATGGTGTTGTAGTCGCGCTGCTCTGAATTCACGACCCAGAGTTCGTCGACTCGCAGCAAGTCCTGCATCATGTCCGGAGAAAACTGCGTCATCGATGACGGCGAAATCGAGGCTTGGCCCGTGGCGCCCGACGGTGAGTTCTGCGCGACAGGCGTGAGGCCGCCGAGCACTACCTGGTGCAGCCAGTTTTGTTTGGTCTCGACGTCGCCGCCACCGAGTTTCTTGATGGCTTTCCTCAGCTCGGCTTTGTCGTCGCGACCCTCGATCAGGTCGTAGATTTGGTTCTTCGAAAGATAATAGGTGTGGACGAACGCCTGCTGGTCTTCGAGGCGTTGCATGTCCTCGCGCTCGACGCCGAAGAATTCCGGATGCACGAGCATCGGATTGAAGCCCGGCGATAGAGCGTCGTCGCTATCCCAATTGTGCTTGAGCAGCGAGCAGTTCTTGATAAGCGCGGTTTCGACGCCCTGAGCAAACACGACGTCGCCGTCAGCTCTCCGATATTCGCGCGACAGGTATTTCGACGCGAGTTTCGCGCGCGTCAGCCAGGGTTCTCCGTCCGTGGCATCGAAGCCGATCGAATACCGGACTTCGCCGGGCGCGTAGAGATACGAGGAAAGCCGGTCGATGTGAACGCCAGTGCGGTTGTAAAGCGAGGGCCTGTTACCCAAGCCACCGTTCTCGTAATACGCTAGATTATTGGCGGCATCCCGTGCGCGCGTCGCCTGCGAATAGGTGCATTCGCGCACCTTGTCGATGACGAACTCGAGCAGTTTCTCCGAACTCTTCGGGATGCGCATCAGCCGGTCTTATTGATGGGCCGGCAGATGACGCTTGCGTTGTTGCGGCCCGCGGCTTTCATGGATTTCTGCAACATCGTCACGGGATTCCGGCCCTCGGCTCTGCTCTGCGCGGCGCCAGCCTTGGCGTTGGCGAGGACATTGGACATCGTCAGGCCTGGAATCGTCGGACGCGCGCCGGAGTTGAAAAACCCCTCGACGGCCTTCGCGACAGGCGGCGGCGTGATGGCGGCCACGTCGCCGGCGCGCATGTTGTCCTTGAAATTCGAGACCCCGTAGTCCTTTTCGAGGATGTCTTGGGTGAGATCCATGGCTTTCGACTTATCCGAGCCGATGGAAAACCCCGCAGGAACCTGCTTTTGTGCCGTCGCGATGGCGTTGCAGCCCGGGCATTCGGGAATCTGGATGGGCTTTTCGAAGTGAAATTTCTCGAATTTGCACCCGCACTCATCGCATTCGTAGTGGCGAACGACGGCCATGGAATTACCCCTGAAGAATCATGGTTATGTTGGACGTTGTTCCCGTTGAAGTCAATTTTTGGATGTATTCGTGGTTCAGGAATTGCAGTCGGTCGATAAGCCAATCACGCACCGAGGTATCGTTTCCCGGGAGGCTGGGCGGCGCGAGACCGGCGTGGCAGTCCGCTTGCGGGCGGCCGGTCATCAGCCAGTGCAAGTGATTCAAGACGTTATAGTCTTGGGTGAACCGAATCTCCGGGTTCCGGAAACCAGCCCGGCGGCCGAGCTGCTTGAGCGCGCGCGCCGAGAAATAAAACCTGTGGTCGGCATGGAAGTAAAACGCGTCGTATTCCTTGCAGCCCCAGAGTCCGCGCAACGCGTCGTGGAGGTTCGGAACTTCGACGATCGCCACGCCGCCTGGCTTCAAGACCGCCTTGATGTCGGCGAGGAATTGGACGGGGTCGAGGGCGTGTTCCATGACTTGGAAAGCGCAGACGACGTCGAAGCGTTCCACGTGAAACCTTGATTCCGCAAGGCTTTTGTCGTCGACATCGATGTCCATGCGCTTCATGTACTCGCAGCACGCCGGATCGAACTCAATCGCGCAACGTCGCGCGCCATAGTGGTCAATATGCCGCAGGAACTGGCCGGCTGACGCGCCGATCTCGAGCACGGAGTCGACAGGGCCGTTGCGTACGACGTCTTGAAAGAGTCTCAGCCTGTCGCCCTGATAGCGGCTGTAGGCGGCAAATATTTCCTCGGGATTGGTGGCACCGGGCTCCGCTTTGTGAGAGACGTGTTGCCGGTAGTCGCGCGCGTAATATTGGCGTAGCGAGTCGCCGTCGTCGAGCACGGCTTCGGCCAGCAGGGTTTGGACGAGGAACCCGAAGTGGCAGTGGTCGCAATAGAAGACCACGCCGTGGCCGCGGCGTAGCTTGCGGGTAAGGATGCGCTCGCAACGGTGTTCACACACCGGGCAGGGCGCGGCCGCCATGTGATCGTAGTCAGTAGTCATCCTTGCATCCTCCGCACCATACCCAGCAACACCGGGTTGTGACCAAATCTGGCTTGAAGACCGCCGTCGGGGCTCGCGTCATAAGCGTAGTTCTTGAGGGCGTCGATCATTTCCTGCTGCTTGGCAATCTCGTCGGTGGCGCGCTCGATACCCTGACGCAGGCCGCCGATCTGGCCGTCGACGAATTCTATGAGCAGGTTCTGCCCCGGAGTCTTTTTGCGCAACCGCTTTTTGACGCGCTCGTATTTTTTGATCGCATTTTCGTTCAATCCAATCGACTGGCGGTTGGTCAACTGCCCGTTGACTAGGTTCAGGCGCATCGACTCGACGATGTCGGTGTGGTCGACATCGAAGTTTTCGATGCAGTTGACGAAGAGCCTAGCGAGCCTCTGGAGAATGATGAGCTTGCGGTCTTCCTGACCGTCCTCGCCGGTCTGGTCGAAGCGCGCGCGACGCGAGTTGTCGGTGAGTAGCTTATAGGCTTTGGTGATTTTGTCGAACTTCTCCGGGTCGCCGCCGCGGTCAGGGTGCTCGCTCTGCGCCTTTTTGCGGTAGACCTTTTTGATCGTCGCCTTGTCGGCGTTTTTGTCGACACCGAGGTCTTCGTAGGGATTGCTCATGGCTCACTCGTCGTCATAGTCGTCGTCCTCCCAATCGTCAAAATCATCGTCGTCATCACCCGCCGCGGCCCGCCACTCGCGTTCTTCGCGAGCCGCATGTTGGGCTTCGAAGAAGGAACTGACCACATGGGAAACCATGGTGGTGCTCGAACCGTCGGCAATCGCGGCTTCCTGCTTGACGGCGACCGCCCAAGTCTCCCCGTTAGCTATCATACCGCCCCTCACCCAATCCACCCAAGCCCTGTGCGCGAAGGCCGTGCCAAAAACCCTATCATCTTTATTTGTGGAAATCGCTGGTTCGATGGAAAACCCATCCTGAACAAGACCTTGGATTTCGAGGGCGAGCGCGATGGAACGCACTTCTATGAGGTTAATCGTCAATGAATCCCGAAGCTGTCCGAGCAGAGAAAGTTTGTTATCTAGTGAGGTTTTCCAGTGGTACTGGAAGCCCGGTCCAGGGGAGTCCGAGCGGTGGTACATGTAGTAGCGGGCCCCCCCGAAGATGTCGGTGATCTCGCCGCCTCCGGGGTTCGGCAGGGCGCCGGCGTCGAATAGCTGCCGGAGGTGCTTGAGTTCGAGAACCGTGGCCTCGCCGGGGCCGGAAATCTCGATGATCACCATGATGTTCCGGTAAAGTCCAGCGAGGTGGGCGAGCACCCAGGCACACTGGAAGCTCTCGGGTTCCGCGCTCGCGAATTCCGCGACCTGCACGAGTTTGTCGGCGTAACACCGATAGACCTCGACGACCGACCGGTCCTGATTCTCGCTGCGGCCGTAAGCGGGGTCGACGCCCATCACGTAGACGCCGATCGGCGACGGGTCTTCGTAGATCTTTAGCTGGGCCTCGTCGGCGGTGCGCACCTGATCGCAGCGGGTCTCCATGAAGGTCTCGCCGAACTCATAGGCGTAGCCCTTGAACGGCGGCGGGTTCTTGGTGAGCAGCGCCACGATCTTCGCCATAGTGCGGGCCCGCACGAAGGTCTGGCCGGTCATCAGGAAGGCGTCGTCCTCCGTCCACGGGAAGTTCTGATCCATGAGCGCGGTTTCCGAACTCTGGTCGGTCTTCCAGCGATACCAGGCGATCTGATTGGCGGTCACCGCATGGCCGTAGCGATCCCAGACCTCGTTGACCCTCGCCTGCTCGCCGGCGTCGACGCTGCCGTCCCAATATTTTTCGAAGCGCGGGTCGTCATCGTCGAGGCTGTAGTCCTCTTTCGCCCACCAGCCGATGAAGAACGCCTTTTGGCTGTCGGGATCCTGCAGGGCCTTGTTCCAGACGTGCCAGTAGAGGTTGAAACCCTTGGCCGTCGACTCGATGAGGTAGAGGCGATCTGGGTTTTTCTCGGCGAGCCGGTCGAGGAACGATTGCACGGCCACGACATTGCCGTAGTTCGCGACCTCCGTGAGGTGGGCAAAGTTGTAGGCGCGCGACCGCCCGAATTCGTTCGCGGAGTCCCGGGTGCCGGCGACCAGGAAGTCGAGGACGCTGCCGTTCTCCAAAAGCATGTGGTCGCGGTTATCGCCGCCTTTTTTGATCGACACCTTGTACTCGGCCGGCAGGCTCGAGATGTAGCGCCTGAGAATCACGCGGAACTTGTTTTTGTTGCCCTCGCTGTCGGTGACCAACACGCCTTGCATGCCGGGGTGCGTGGCGAGCCAGAAGAGGTCGATGGCGAGCGAGATCGTCGAGACGCCGAGCTGCATCGCCTTCAAATTCACGAAGAGGTGGACGCCGCGGGAGAGACCTTCGATGACCTCGGCGAGGAAACGCTTCTGGCTGCCGTAGAGTTCGAGCTTGCTGACGCCCGTCTCCTTGGAGTCGATGGTCAGGTGATCGATGAACTCCAAAAATGCTTCGAGCCACGCGTCCTGCGTGATGAGCTCAGTCTTCGTCTTCGCTTTCGTCACGGGGCTTGGACTTGTGGGCTGCAACGGTTGAGAGCATACGCGCCATTTCGGATTCGATGGTCTGCATGTCGAGTCGGCTCACCGTTTTTTTCTTCTTCGCCTTGAAGCCGGGTTTCTGCTTGATCGGCAGGTCTTGGCGGAAGTGGTAATAGAACGTCGCCTTCGCCATGGGGCGCCCCAGACCGTATTGCTCGCCCATGCGCACGCACATCTCCTCGACGAAGACGCCCATCAAGCACCACGCTTTTATCTGCGCGTGGTCAGCCTTCGTGGGCTTGATGCCGAGATGTTTAGGTCGCTGACCCTTCTCGAGTTGCGGGGTGTGCCAGGCCATGCACTAGACGGCCCCGGGGGTGTTCGCGGCCATGACGTCGCGCTTCGCGTATTCGAGCATGCCGACGGTGGTCAAGTGATTTCCGATTTCCGAGCCAACGACCTTGTAGTGGCTGCTGTCGACAATGCCGATGATGAGTACTTCGACGTATCCGGCCTCTGCTTCCTCGAGCAGCAACTCCCTCACGCGCGTTTTGGAAGCGTCGCGCGACGTGACGATTTCCGCGATCTCAGCCACGCTTGGCTTTCTTCGCGGGCTTTTTCACAAACGTCACGGACAACGGAGGAAAATGCGTTGCGAGATGGGTCTCGGCGTTGACGAGGGCGGCGATCAGCGCCATGTCGTGAGCGCCAAGGCCGCCAAGCCCAACCAAGGGACGAAGTTTGTTCTCGGAAACTGCGGAGTGAATTTTGTGTAGATCGACGATCACGCGTTGCGCGCGCCGATAGATTTGCTCCGGTGTCAGTGTTCTCATGCCTCATCCTTTTTGAGTTTGCGTTCGTCCTTCACGACGAACTCGAATTCCGCCTTGGGCAGCGGGTGAAACCAGAGGACGTGATTCAGGTCGTCGTAGCCGTAGTATGTCGGCACGCCTTGGATTGTTGAAAGCCTGTCGAGCATGTCCGTCATATCAGCCATCGACACCGGCAGGACTTCGATGTGCTTGTCGCGAAATCCCTTGATTTCGATCCTCTTGATTTCGCCGACGGCCTTGAATGGATAGTCGGGTTTGCCGCGCTCGAATTTCATTTATTCACCCAGACGAAAATTCTTCGAATTATATACGTCCTGACCAGAGACACGGCAGTGAGCGCAATCGCAATTGCAAAGTTGTTTGCTGCACTCGACACAATACCCAGCACGGGAAAAACAATAACTACCGTGGCATACCTGGTGAGAATTCCGACACCGGTGTGGACAAGGCTCTCGACCAGCGATTGCCGCTTGGTCTGCACTCACCGCTTGCGAAGCGTGCTGGCGACCGCCGATGCGAGCTTCACGCACGCCTCGCTCTGCCGCTGGCCCTCGGACTGCCTGTAGAGATCGAAGTCGACCTGGCGGCGAACGTGAGCCTTGATGTGCTCGTCCACATGATCGCCCGAGATTTCCTTGATGAGGCCGCGCATCTGTGCGACGGCGAAGAGGTGATCGGCAATATCTAATGCCGAAATTGCAACGCCTTTTTCGTTGGACCCGTCACTTATGGCTCCCCCGAAAATCGGAGACTTCAGCAGTTCCATGGCGAAGCGCACGCGCAGATCGAGATCGGCGCCGAGGTTGAAGCCGTCCAGGCAGTTGTGCGGCATGGCAATCGGTTTGGTCGGCGGAACTTCGCCGCCAGCGGCTTCGGTTTTGAATTCAGCGAGGCTCATTGTGGGTCACCGTGGTAAGTTGGGATTGAACTGCGGGTCTTCGAACCTGTCGTTCTTCAGACAGAAAATCAGCGCGGCTCGCCAAAGTTTGCCCCAGAAACCCTTGGTGGCAAAATATTCGAGTTCCATCATCTGCGACTTGATCTGGTCGATGTCGCGTTGCCCGATGAGCACGCAAAACCCTTCGTTCGAGCTGCGCAGCGGGTAGCGTTGCGAACTCAAGGCTCTCGACGTGATCGGGAATTTTTCCTCGACCGTTTGTTTGGCTTCGGCCATCAGACCTCCTTGATGAGTTTGTCGAACAGTTCTTTTTTGAGAACGGCCTTCGCCGAGACGAAAAGCGCGAGCAGAGCGGCATCGTAGCCCTGCCATTCCACATGATACGAACCATCGGCGATCTGCACCATGACGATGGCATTGACGGCGCCGTTGCCAATCGCGGTGTTCAAAGCCGACATTGCCGTTACGCTGGCCGCCGAACCTTCCTGCGATTGCGCGATCCCCACCGGCCGCTCGACGCCGGTCTTGACTTCAACGCGGTCGGTCATACTGTTGCGTACCGTTTGGCGTAGGATGCAGCAAGGCGATGACCGGGGCGCGGCTCACCGTGTTTGGCGCGTCGCCCGGGGCCAGACTTCGTCGCTGACGGCGACTTTAAATGGTGCCAAAAATACCTTACCTTGCGTTTCGGCTTGGGCTTCGGCGTGGTGCGCTCGCGGTCTTCGAGCCGCACCCAACGACCGTTGACGAGTTTCTGGAGAACAGTCTTGCCTTTGAAGCCGATGTCGAATCCAGCGACTTTAACCACGGAGCGCCTCGACGAATGCCCAGACGATGCCGCCGACGAAGCAGGCGGCGCAGATGTAGACGTAGATCATGCTTGAACCCTCCATCCCTTTCGGGTTTTGATGACGTGACAAGCGCCCCAGCCGTTGATGTTGAGCATGGCCGGGCCGGTATTTTCGCAGATATGTTTGAAGATGATGACTTGGCCGGCGCGGAAGTAGGCCTGCGGCGGCAGCACGTAGTTCTTTCCCGGCGCCGGCACGTAGATCGGCGGCAATGTTGCCTTGGGTTCGAAGCGGCAACCGACCAGCGCCGCGGCGCCAGCGAGAGTCGCGAGGAAGGAACGGCGGTTCACTCCGCGAGCATCCAGTCGGTCGCCAGCAAATCGCTCTGGCTGCACACCCACGGCACGATCTGGCCGTCGACGGTCTTCATGTCGACGTGCGGCCGGTAATCGATGGTAGTACCTTCGGGGTAAATGCCCAAAAGCGGGGGCCTGTTGACCTGAAACGTCGAGCCCGGCACGAGAAACAGGAACATGCCCTTGCCGTTCCATCCGGCGCGCGCGACGCGCTGACCATCCTGCATCTGCTTTACCGCCCAGCCGATTGGGTATTGCTCATCCATTTTTCTTCCCCTTCTTGGCTTTCTTCGCCGCGGCGCGGCGCTTCTTCATCAATTTCGCCATGTACTCCCGGCGCCCCTCCTTGTCCCGGTACTTTTGAAGGGACTTCGGATAGTCTTCGTTAGCTACGTTAGCTATTTTTGGGTCGGTTGGCAAGGGGTCCGGGGAATTTTTTTCCGGATCCTGAAAAATCTCCATGGTCGGGCGCTTGTCAAACTCCTCGACGGCGTCGGCCAGTTTCTTGACGAGAATGTCGCCAGCATCCTTGACTGGCGGAGCAGGCCCCACGCTGGAACCCTCTTGCGAAGGCGGCACTGGCAGATCGCGTTCAGCTTGCTCCTGTTTGGCATGCTCGGCCTTCCGCTTGGCCTGGCTGCAGGTCTCGG